GCTCAGCGTGATGCCGGGAGCAGGGCTGAGTGGCTGTGGTGTGTGTCAGGCGGCTACGCCGAAGGCGTGGATGTCGCTGACCTTGTTGGACCGGGCGGCGTTGTAGTTCTTCCATTCGGCGACTTTCGCGCCGACGCGTTTCAACGCGTAGACACGATCCTTGAAGGCCTGGGGGTTGGGGATGTGGGTGTAGGTGCCCGCGAGCATGTTGGCGATGTACAGGCCGCCCTGGTATTCGAAGATGATGTGTGTCGCGTTCATATGTGATATCACGCTTTCAAGGTCGGTGATGGCGGCGGGCTTCGTGCCCGTCGTCGTGGTTGCTGTGGATTGTGCGGCCGCGTACCGCAGGTAGCAGTTCCATGGGTAGTTGTAGTAGTTGCGGATGTTGGTCTCGTGCCCGGTCTGGTCGCCCCCGGATCCGTATGCGGTGCCGTGCTCGCTGATCGACGCCTGGGCGAGCTGCCCGTTACCGAGGTAGACGGCGACGTGGTGCACGTCGTTCAACAGGATGTCACCCGCCCGGGGGCTGCCGTTCGCGGGGAGGCGCTGCCAGCCGCGGGCGGTGAGCTGTGCGCTCATATTGCCCGTGTACGTCGAGCTGCCTGTGTCGAATCCGGCCTCCCTGAGGCAGTGGATCACGAGGCTGGAACAGTCCGCGTTGCCGCCCGGGCGAATGTTCCACCGGTCGGACTGCGAGTATCCCAGGCTCACATCACGACACCAGTACACCATCCGGTTGATCAGCGTGGTGAGGTTCCCGGCCATGTCAGGCCGCCGTGACGGTCGCAGCGGCGGGAGCAGGAGCGGCGGTCACGTCAGTACCGGTGGTGTCGGTGATGGTGGCCGCAAGCCGCGTGATGTCATCATCGGAGACCTCAGCCGCCGTGGAGGTGTCAGACGCGGCTACCGGCACGTCCGGCTGGGTGACGGCCGCCGAAGTGGCCGGGTTTGACTCGGCCGGCGTGGCGGCCGCGGTGGCCGATGCGGTGGTGGCAAGGGTGTAGGCGGTGCCGATCGAGTCACCCGAGGCGATGCTGGTCAGCAGGGACACCACAGCGGCCAACCCGGCCACGCTGAGCAGCTGCACCCAGTCCGTGCCCAGCAACCCTGTGGCACCGGCCGCGAGCACCGCGACGGCGGACTGCGCGAAGGTCTTAACCGCGCGGATGATGGCATCCTTCCAGAACGCGAGAGTGAAAATCATGATATTGCTCCTTAATTTGGGGTATGAAAAAGCCCCCGGCGATTGCCGGAGGCAGATGATGGGAAAGCGGTAGGGTTTATCAGGCCGCACGCCAGTGGTGGTGGGCTTCGAGGTACTGTTCGGCCTCGCCCATGATCCAGCATTCAGCGTGCAACCTCTCTAGTTTGGCGAGCTCGTAACGCACCTTCACGCTCTGATCGCCGGGCTGCTCCATCAGACTCATCAATGTGTTCTTGATAGTGTCCTTTTGGATTTCGCGCAGTTGGACCATCACCTCGCGCGACTCCTCCCAATGCCGGTTCATCGCACTGTCATACGGGAGACGCCCGGGATCCACATGCGCATACAACCATGTGGAGAACCCAGCCATCGTGGACGGGAAAATCTTGACAATCAACCCCACCAGGGCGATGAGCGCGGGCGCGGACAGCAATCCGCCAAGCAAAGAATCAAGCATGATGCCTCCTAGGTCAGCGGGTAGGGTCCGATCGAGAATTCTGTCCAAGTGATACTACCCGGGTAGAGGTTTCGGCAGTTGATAGCGCCTGATGGGCTCAGGAACGCACCACCACCTGGGTTCGCTGCTCCGCCGATAATAGGAGAGTCCGACGCTGGTCTATATGCTGCTGGTATTGTCCCAGCGCCATAGGGGTTACCTTGATTGGCGCTGATGCCCTCAATGCGTCCAGATATGGTACACATGCCGTCTATTACTCGCGCATACATGGTTTTATAGCTTGCTCCCGATGGCAGACCGGTCATCTGCGATCTGATGTCAACCCATCCGGTGTCGTAGCCATAGCGCTTCCCGTCTATATACACGCCACCATTTTCATCTGATGCCGCTGCGCTGCTGCGAATATTGATGAAATCGCCATACAAACTCGTATGCGATATGCCACTCTCCCTATGTACATTGAATTCGGCTTGTTGAGGGCTGCCCAGCCATAAATCACTAATGAATGACGTTCCGGATTGTGCTGATACGCCGAACAACTGCCATATAATACTGTCGTTCGGGTCTTCCGTATCATCATATGAGATGAGTCCGCCGGTTAACATATTCCCGCCGGTAGCTGGATTCTCTACAGTGACGCTCTTTAATTCAATCCTAGAACCAGACGGTGCTGTAGCAAACCCACCAACAGCCTGCACTGTGCCATCAGCCGAGTTAACACGGAACGTAACATTTCCGCTAGCGTCATAGGCAGTAATACCAGCACTGTTCATGACTACTCGCGCACCGCTTGACGCGGTCTGGAACAGGTTCGAGATTATGATGGCTGCGGCGAGGGAGCCGACATCGATCTCATCTGCTTGTATCTCACGCACCAGCAGCTTGTTCAACAACGCCTCCGAAGCGGTGACCTGGTCCGTCGTGACCGCACCATCCTTGATTTGCGTGGTGCCCACGCTGCCTGCAACGAGTATCTCGTTTGCAAGAAGAAGGTAATCGGCAAAAGAAGAACCGTTCCACACTTGGATACCGACAACATTTTTGTTCGAATCCAATTGGAACCACAAGTCACCCTGTACAAGTCCGGTGCTTGACGGTTGTGTGGCACTGGGGATGATCTTGTTCTTCCCGTCAGCCGTCGTCTTCGCCGCCTTCGCATAGGAATACACGCTGCTCAGCTGCACGTCCGTATAGGCGAATGCACCTGACGAGTATAGGACTTTCTGCGTCGTATACAGGTTCAACGTCGCGGAGTATGCCGGTTCGGTGATACTCCACGGGGCTGGTGGCGTGGCGATTGCAGGTTTGGCCGGAGCTGAGGATGCAAGCGCATAATATGGCGTGATGGACGACACGCCAATGCCATCATCCCCGGGATTGCCCTGAACTTTCACCCATGTGTATGCGGTTGGATCTGTGCTGTCAGCGCTCGTACCGTCAGAATAGGTGCCCATGTAGGTTCTGGTTCCAGCATCGCTCGTACTGAAATTGGTTGAGCCGTCGGCACTGTCAGACCATGCGGTGTGGAAATATGCTGGTGTACCGTCGTCGCCTTTGAATTGGCCAACATCGGTGAAGCTGCCTGAACCCCAAACATGCAGATGACCATCGTCCGCAGTGATATACCCATCCCCATCAGATGCAGTAGATGGCAGTTCCGACGCTGTGGAAACCGTACCCTTTACTGTTACAGAGGTTCCATTCGCTCCAGGGTCGCCCTTGTCTCCCTTCAAACCCGGAGAACCTGTATTGCCAGTCACAAGCACCGGATCCGTGGTGTCATAGTCACCACTACCATACGATACGATAGTGCGAACCCAAATGTAGGTTCCAGCAACCCAAGTCGGTGCTGTGTTACTCCAACCTGTCGTTGGTGGGACATTAGGGTCGGAATTCTGCGCGTACTGCGGCACATAGTTGGTGACAGTATCGTTCTGGGCGGCCTGCGCTGCCGTCAGTGCGGTATTGGATGTATCAACTGCCTGACTAGCTTTGTTGATTGCATCCTGTGCATCATCCTGAGCTTGCTGCACTGCTGAAGCTTCAACTGCGCTCTGCACGACCACGGTCACAGGGTCAGACACTACCGATGCGTTAGGAGTGCTGTTGCCATTCGCATCGTGCGCGTCATCATAGGCGATAGCCGTAATAGTAACCGTATCCCCCGCGGTCAGCTCCGCTGCCGTGACTTTCCCAGCGGCCTTGAGCTGCCCCATGTCAACGGTCTGAGAGCCATCCACAGCTATGAACTGCACATGGTCGAAATCGGCGGGAATCCCACCATCCAGTGTGCCGTCCCACGTGACCCAGACCGCGCCGTTATGCGACTCGGCACTCAACCCCAAAGGCACGCCCGGCGCGGCGGTGTCCCCCACCCACGGGGCGATGCCCGAACCACCGGCACCCACGCCCATGATCGTGCTCGTGCCGTCAGCGTTGGGGATCTCGACCGTGCCCGCGTTGCCCGTCAACTGGCGAGACGCGATACGCACCGCGCTGTTCGCGGCATCCAGGGCGAGCGACACATCGTCACTGCGCGTGATATCCGGATGAAAAGCCAATTGAAAACCTCCTAGAAAATCGCGTCCATCACATCGAACTTGACCTTGACCTTGCTGGACTGGTCGCCGCTCATCTCCATGAGACGGGTCTCATAACGCCCATCGGGGAGCGTGGGGAACCCCGAAATGTCCAGATGGAAAACCTCGCCCGGCCAGAACGAGCCCAACGGGTGAAGCAGCGTGTTATTGGAATCCGTGTCATCCACGTCGATGCTGCCCGTGAACTGCATCGCCGTGACCTTGTTGGCGTTGAGAGCTGCCTGAACCTTGGGTTTGAGCACTCCAAGATTCGCAGCGTCGGAATCTGAATAGGTCATCTCGCGCAGGATCGGCGGGTCCATCGAACCGGTGATCGACGTGAGGTCCTCGGCCAGCGTGGTCAGTACGCTCGCGTCGGTGCCCGCGCCCGTCCCGTACACGCGCTGGTAGGGCAGCGCGTAGCTGATGGTCAGATCCTCCAACGATCCACCACCGGGGAAACTGTTCAACACGAGCGGCGCGTGATCCATATCCAGATAGACATCCGCGTCGGAGCCGGCCAGGAACCGGCAGCGCACATGACCGTCATCCGACCAGTAGGGGCGGAACGTCATGTCGGGGCCGCCCTGCACGTTCGCGATGTTCGTCAGCAGCGATTTCACGCCCAGATTCTGCACGTTCCACGCCTGGTAATCCGTGCGCTGATGATTGCCCGGCTCGTTCATGTACGTCGCGTCGAACGGCAGCACGCCACCGTTCTTCCCATCAGTGGCCAGATCGATCAGATTCGAGGCGAGCCCACGCAGCGACAAGCCGGTCCAGCTCACCGTATCCGTGGACCTGGTGTCACGGAAAACGCCATCGCGGATCGCATAGCGTGAATCCAGCAGGCTCATGGGCGAGTAGAGCGGGAATGTGGTGTCAAGCCACGTGTCCTCACGCTCCCCCAACACACCCCATAGGATCGGCGCGCCACGCCTGTCGGCCACGCCGTCATACACCCATGCGGAGCACAATGCCCTGCGACCCATGCTCAGCATGTGGTTCAATTCGGCTGGCGTAGCCCGATGCGTCAACCGCCCCTGATCGTCGTACTCGTCGAACTGGCTCCACGGCAGGGTGAGGTTCGACGCGTCCGCCTCGCCCAGGTTCTTCGCCGTGGTCGTGAACCCGAAATCCGACACGCTCATCTGCCACGCGAACGACGGGATGTCAATCGGCCTGACGATCATGCCGGTACGCGCGTCGGTGAGCCAATGCCGCCAGCTCACTGCGCCACACCACGGTCGAACACCTCGACGGTGCGGATCCCCCGCCACGTGAACCTCGGCTTGCCGGTGTTGCACTTCGCCTGGATCGCGATCGTATGCTCGCCCGTGGTGAGGTTCGGCGTGAACGAGAACTGCTTGCGCTCGTAATTCGAGGGCACCGATATCTCGTCCTGACCGTCGGAGACGACCGTGCCATCGATCAGCAGCTGGATGTAGTACGACGATTCTGTGCTGCCACCGGAACCACTGGCGCGCGCGGTCCAACGCACATCCACGAGCCTGTCCGTGGGCACGCGCACCGTCGCCGCGACCTGCGTGTACCAATTCGAGTTGTACGACTGCTCCTTCGTCGTCGTGTTCGCGGCATACCCGATACGCCCGAGATCGCTACCATACGGGATCGCGAAATTCCGACTCCCATTATCCGATGCCGCACTCGTGGCCGACGCCCCCGCCGGCACGAGCATCTGTTGCACCAGCAGGCCGCCCGCGGGCAGCACGGGCGCGGCAGGGGACGCGGATGGAGTGCCCTGGACCACTAGGCAATGCACCTGATTGTCCGGCGTGCCAGTGTTCGCCAGCAGATACACCGAGTCGATGCGCGGATACGTGCCATCACCCGCACTCACCGCGTCCTCAGTCACGCCACCAGCAAAATACGCCTCCGTATACCCGTCAGCATCCCCCATCGAACACACGGCCACACCGGCGGACACCGCATAGTACAGGTCACTGCGACCCGACACCTCGAGGCCACCGATCACCCCCGTGTTCACCCAATGCCGTTTGATGATCTGCCGATGCGTCAACGGATCCACACCATTGCCATCAGTGTCAACGTCCACTCCGAGCGCAGTAGTCATAGAGCCTCCAAAGAAAAAGCCCCGCACGAGGCAGGGCAGATGATTGTTAAAAGAGAGATTTAGATGTAGGTGTCGCGGCACACTGCCGTCACCCAGCCAGTACCCGCACTCATCAGCCTGAGCGACACCGAACCATCCGCCGGAACCGTAGGGAAATCACGACGGTAAAGACCGCGACTCACATCCACGCCACCCATCGAAGCCGTCTGCGAACGCGAATCCAGAATCAAAGGGACTGCACCTACCGCACCATCATATTGGAGTGCATTACCACCCCACTGGATCTGCACCCCATTCGGGAATGAGCCGGTCACCGTGAGCACCGGAAACGCTTTCGAACTGCCCTGATTCAACAGCAACGCCACATTCGACGCCGCGCCAGCCGTCCCATACCGCAAGCCATACCGCAAGCCGGCAGACCCCACCGGATCCTGCGCATCGCCACTGAACCAGTCAACCCCCAGCGTCTGCAGGGTGGCGTAGTCGCTCGACGTATATTGCGCGAACCTTTCCAACGTGACCGTCTGCCCGACACCCGAGCCGCCCGAATCGCTGCCAACGATAAATATGGCATGATCGCCTACGGTGTCTATAGCCCACCATCGTTCACCCTCATCGCTCTGTTTGAGCAGCGACGCATTCTGCAATGTGGTGCGGATTCTAGTGTCAGCGGAAATCTTGTAATAGACGACCGTACCGACCGGCAGATCTGATGGGAGGATGCTGTAGATTGCCGAAACGTCAGCGGCGGTGCTTGTGTATTTCCACTTGTCACCAATCTTGACAGAAGTGCCGTTAACCATGTAGTACTGTACGGTCGCGTTCGGTGCCGCAAAGCTGTTCGTCGCCACGACGACACCATCCTGCGACAGTGTGCTCGTGGACGCATCCGCCGCCCCCGTCCAGGCCTTCACGTAATCGCGGAACCCGTACGACAGGCCCCCCTGCTGCACCGACACAGGAAACAACTGCGTCTGCAGCGGAGACCAGGCCAAACGCTCAGGACGCGGACACACCACGGTGAGAGTGCCCGACTGGAACCGCTCATTCCATGCGGAACCGAACTGCGGGCGCACAAACCCAGAAACAAACGTATCCGACTGGTCATCCACAACCCTCAACCTCACCGGCAACCCATTCGCACCGGACACACGCCGAACCGCATCCAAAACCTCGGAACGCACATCACCGATCGCAGTGAAATTCACCGTCACCGTGCGCGACGCATAGAGTATCGCATCAGACGCAGCATCATGACCACCATTACCCGACGCACGCTCCGTCACATCAACCTTCAGATCAGGCGCACTCCACCAACCCTCAATGCCGCTGTCATTGACAATCAGACCATCCGGGCTCACCGTGCCTGCACCATCGAAACGAATCTGGCTATCCCCGTAATACAGGACCGCATACAACGGATTCATGTCACACCCCCATCAACGAAGTACGGGCAGACGCAGCAGCCGTGCGTCCAAGAATGTTCCCATTCACATAAGGATTCACCACACCCTTATTCGTAATACTGATATTCTGATTCACGAACGGAGCATTACTCGATGCTGACGTACCGGAACCAACAAATACTGAACCGTTAGCATTTCCGGAATCGAACCCGAGTTGATCCGTCAAGGAGCCCATTTGCCGGACGCTGTTACGCACCGTCTTCATCGAGTCCTCGATACCAAGAGCCATACCAGCTCCGACCATGTAGCCAACCTGAGAGCGGAACACGCGTGACGGAGAATGAATACCGAGCACGCCCTTCGCCCAATCGAGGGTTTTGTTGCCAAGCTCGGTTATCTTGTCCTTGAGCCATTTGAACGCGCCGCCGATACCATTGATCATGCCCTGGATGACGTTTTTACCGACGTCGTACAGCCAGTCGCCAGCCCCCTTCAACGGCCCCATGATGGCGTCCTTGATGCCACGGACCTTGCTCACTATGTTTGCGATGAACCCTCCTACTGAACGCACCATCCCGTTCCAGATCCCGGAGAAGAAGCCGCTGATCGACCCCCACACGCTGTTCCATGTATTGCGTATGCCGTTGATGACGCCTGTGATAATGGCCGAGATGGTGTTCACAATAGGTGTAACGAATCCAACCATCCCATTCCATGTGCTGACGAAGAAACCGCTTACCGCGCCCCAAACGCTGTTCCAGGTGTTCATGACACCATTGATCACACTGGATATCACGGAGCCGATGGTGTTGATGATCGGCGTGATGAAAGCCACGAGCGCGTTCCACACACCGATGAAGAAGCTACTGATCGCACTCCATACCGTGTTCCATGTGGCTTGCACCGCGGTCACCACCGTGGTGATGACGTTCTGGACCCACGCGATGATCGGGGTGAAGAACGCGACCAGACCGTTCCACACGTTCGTGAACACCGAAACGATGCCGTTCCATATCGTCACCCAGATTGCGGCGACCACGATCAGCACGTTCGTGATGATGGTTTTGATCGTGTTGAAATGCTGCACGATGAAATTCACTATCCCGGCAATCGGGTTGATGAGGAAGAGGAGCGCCTGCCCCCAACCGGATTGCAGGAACGACCCTATCCAGTTGACAGCGGTCTGGAAGATGCCCGTGATACCCGACCAGAGATTCTTGAAGAACCCGGTGACCCCGTTCCACACGTTCGTGATACCGTCAGCCACGCCCTGGAAGAACCCGGTTACGCCGTTCCACGCCCCTTGCACGCCCGATGCAGCGGAATCAAATACGCCGACGATTCCAGACCAGAGACTCTGGAAGAATCCGCTGACCTTCTGCCAAGCCATCGTCAGCCAGGAAATGAACCCGGCCCATATTTTCTGACCGGTCTTGGTCTTCGTGAAGAACCAGGTGAGTCCGGCTACCACCGCCACAATCGCTGTCACAATCGCGCCGATAGGATTAGCGGCAATGACTGCTCCCAAGGCCCGCCAAACAGTGGAGGTCATGGTGGTTACGGCGTTCCACGCGAGCTGCGCGTTCTTCACCAGACCCATGCCGCCCGCGACGCTTTTCAGAGCCGCACCGAACCCGCCGAGCTCAGGCATGAGCGTAATGAATTTGATGACACCATTAGCGGCACCGGTGATACCGGACAATGCGCTGGGAATAGCCGCCAGTCCGGAGCTCACAGCCCCCAGACCTTTGGACGCGAGAACCACGCCTCCGATACCGGCAGCAAGCGGTGCAAGCCAGTCGGCGTTATTGCTGACGAATGATACCGCTGCGGAGATGGCGTCAACCACGCCGGAAAGCATGTCGATCACTGTGGGAAGATTCTTGACCACAACCGATCCGAGTGAGCCGAACGCCGCTAACAGTGGTTGTAGTTGTCCAGCCGCTCCCGACAGGCTGCCCAGCAATCCTCCAACAGAGTCGGAGAAATTCAGTATGGAGTCACGCATGTTCAACAGGAAATCGACCACCGGACTGTCTTCTTCCACATTGAATGCTTTGTGGAATGCGGTGGTGAAATCCCCCTTGCCGAGCAGGTCGACAACACCTTGAAACGCTTGCGAAAGCCATGCGAAGAAAGCGCTGACGTTTGGTATAACGCTTTCCAAACCTGATTGGAGCGCGGCACCGACCTTCTCCATGATCGGAGCCGCCGTCGCGGTGAACCCGTCGATCAACGGTATGGCCTGGTTGAACAGGCCACGCAGACCGTCCAGTATGGGAGTGGCGAGTTGCTCTCCAAGTCTGCTCAATGCGGCCTTCACGTTCGCCCAAGCACCAGTAAAGGTGGCTCCGGCGCTTTGTGCGGCACCCCCCATGCCTTCCTGCATGGCGTCCGCGAACGTCTGGAAATCAATCTTGCCTTCCGACACCATGGTGGACACCTCGGCTGAGGTCTTGCCCAGGTGTTTGCCGAGCATCTGCAGCACGGGGACACCCGAGCTCATGAGCTGCAGCATGTCGTCGCCCTGCAGTTTGCCGCGGGCCGCGACCGATCCGAATATGGTTCCGATATCAGTGAGGGAACGTCCTGATATCTGCGCCGTGTCAGCGACGGTCTTCAACACTTTGGTGAGTTGCCCGCCCTGCTGCACGCCGGATGCAGACAGTGATGCGGCGACTGTGGCCGCGTCGCCTAGACCGAACGCCGTGCCCTTGACCGAAGCCAGAGCATCGTTCATGATCTCGGTCACCGATGCTGAATCGTGCCCCAGGCCTTTGAGTTTGGCCTGAGCGTTCTCGATGTTCAACGCGCGGGAGAAACCGCCTTTGGCGGCCAAGCCGACTATTCCCGTCGCCACAGCGCCTATCGCGCCGACACCCACCTTGCCTACAGTGGAAAACGCGCCACCGATCTTCGAGAGAATCGATGACGAGCCTTTCTTACTGCCCGAATCGGCGGCATCCGTGATCTGTCCCTCGACGGCTTTGCCGAACCCTTTTCCTGACGGCACCACCGGGACATAGACGACGCCTATCTCCTTTGCCATGAGCACACTCCCTTATGTGACTGCTCTCATGGCGGTGAGAGGACCATCATTGTTCTTCTTTGGTCAGTTCCTCGCCCCAGATCTCCTTGAAATGGCGGCGTTTGCGTTTCCACGTTTCGTCGTGCACGACCTGACGTGGACCTTCACGGAACAGGTCGTTCCGCTTATCGGTCCATGGACGGTAGGTTTTGTCCTTGAGTTTGCCGTCGGCGGCCATCACATCCCATTGGACCATCTCTTCCCGGCTGGGCGCATACGCCCAACCGGCGAGGGCGGCGAAACTGTGGGATGAGCGGTCGTTGAGGATCTCGCGCACCTGTCGCCACATCCGCCAGAACACGATGTTCGAACGCGCGTTGAGGTCGCGCGCCCACCTGTCCCACGTCAACGGTCTCCACTGCACGTGGAGCCGTGACAGGAGGTCGTACTCTAACGCCGAACGGTGTTCCTGCCAGAGGACGGCGAGGTAAATGCTTTTGGGTCGATGCCCGATTCGGTGGCCCAGGCCTTCACGGTCGCCACCAGGTACGCCATGGCGTTGTTGGTCCTGCGCAGAACATTCCAGAAGTTCGGTTTCACCGCCTGGAAGTAGGCGAGGAACGTGCTCATCGCCGCGCTGGTCTCCTCGTCGGACAGCACTGGTTTGGATTTCAGCAGCAGGATCATGCTGACCAGTTCGATGGGCAGGTCGGCGCTGTTGAGATTGGGCAGGTCGAGTTTCACACCGTTCACTTCGAGGTGCACGTCATCATAGACGACCTCATCATCGGGAATGTCGACTTCGACGTTCTTGTATTCAGCCATAGCGGTCTCCTTATCAATATGCATTCATGTTTGCGACGGTCAAAAAAGAGTGACCCCACGACCGCGAGACCGCCATCCAACGGTCGCAGGGAGAATTAGACACGGCGGAGGTCAGACCCCTCCACCAGTGGGAGCCGTGAAGTCCTTCGCCAGACCCCAGGCCTTGAACATGGTTCCCGAGTCCTTGAAAAACTTGAATGTCATGTTCGGCGTGATCTGTTCACTGTATTTCAGTGAAAGGTCGTCACGGTCAGAGATCTTCGCCTTGGGCGCGTAGATCAAAATCTTGTTATCGTCCTGGTCGATCGCGCGAACCACCGCACGCCAGTTCTTCGATGTTGATGCCTTGGTTACGGTGATGGAACCGTCCGTGGCGCTCACATCCGTGTCGAAGTACGCGGTGACGCTGCGCTTGGTCATTTCGATTCCCGGGAACTGGAACGTCCAGAAACCGGGTGCTGACTCGGAGTACACGATGTCTCCGTTATGCGCGGTGATCTCCGTATCGTCGCCTGGTTCCGGATGAAGCGTCGCCCCATCCTCAGACGAATATCCAAGCGGCTCAAGGCCTGCGGGCACAGGCCATGCGATCCCTTCAGGTTCTGTGAAACCGGAATCGTCGTAAGGGATGAGGAACAGTTCGTATTGTTTGATGATCGCAATGAACTTCGCTTCGTTCATGGTTTGCGCGTAATTATCTTCGGCCATGCGGCCACCTGCCTTCCAGTAGGTAAATCGGGACAATGAAAGGCGCGTGGCGGCGCGCGTGAAACAGCTATCGAACCAGCACGTTCAACAGCACAAGTGAATAAGCGAACAGGATCTTCGACTCGTCATCCAACGCCCTCATAGGGCCACTGGAATGCTCGGAGTCAATAACCTTCGCATAATCAGTCGAGAGAATATGGGATTCAATATCAGCGGCGAGCTCCTGCGCAGCCTTCCAATCAGCCGCGCCACTCTCCGACACCACATACACAGACAGACGCAACGTCACATACTGGGTGATCGACGTGACCAACTGGCCTGGTTCCGCAACCAGCACGCACTCCCTGTAGGGGAATTCCGTGGAAGAGCGCACCGCGGAAAACACCACACCAGGGAACGCCTTGCGCAGCTCGGGGAGCAGGAACGATTCAACCCGGATGGGTCTGACCGATGGGCGTCTCATAATCGCAGACTCCCCGTTGCCTGAGTCAGCAGACCATGCTTCGTCTCGTCGCGTTCGGGGCAGCTCATGACGGCACCGGAACGGTTCACACCATCCCTGACATCCACATCAACGCCCTTGCCAGACGCATCCTCGCAAGCGGCTTGTATCTGCCGTTGCAACATGGGGCTTTTCAACACCTGCTCACGGAACGCGGCACGGTTGATGACGAATCTCGCACGATTGGACATGTCACGCCGCCTTCACTCGCACACTCAACTGGTCGCCCTTGTATACACCGCGCAGGCTGCGCCATTCGCCGACGATGCCATCCACCGGCAGCCTATGCCCGCGGACACCTATGAGATCGCTGTCGAGAATCCCCGTGGGCTCGGTGCTGCGGATATAAACCGTGTATCCCCTGATGACCCCAAGGGATGACGTGTCCGGGGCATCGCTCAGCGTGACCGGTGCCACCACCGCCTGGAATGACTTCCACAGGGAGATGGCACCTTGGATCGGCTCACCGTCAGCATCCACACCGTCTGCGGCGCGATACACATCGATCTGCTCGCTCATGTGACACTCCCCGAACCCATATCGATGGAGAACGCCTTCTGCACGCCTACACCGAGGTCATGCAACTCCTGTTTCTTGAGATACAGAGCACCGTCAGGGTTCGAATACGACCAGGAGTCCGTCATAGGGCCGGTGGTCTCCGAATGCTGCGTGGCACCACTGAGAACGTCATCCGATATGCTCATCGCTCGTTGAACCATGGCGCAGGTTATACGCGTCAAGGTCAATGGTCGCAGATTCTCATATCGAGGACATACCGTGATGATCTTGTCCGAAGCATCAGACAACAGAACTTCAGCCTGTGTCTTCTCGGATTCCGTCAGCGCATGCCAACGAGCCTGCAGATCGTCGACAGTCGCGAAAGTGGGCTGAGGAGTGATCGCATCGGCCATGGTCGCCTCCTACTCTTAGTCGCCGACCATGATGTTCTTGGCCTTCATGTCCGCCAGCAGCGCGTTGACCGCAGTGACGATGGCGGCGGCGTCCGCGTCGGTGGCGATGGCCGCCATGTTCGCGAGCTGCTTAACGCCGACATCAATGGGGTTGCCGTCATCGCCTATGAACACAGTGTCCGTCGTGGCCTGCAACGGGTCGGCAAGCGCGTCTGCAGCCTTGATTGGATGGAGTTGATATGCCATTTTCGTACCTTCCCGTCAGACCGTGAGCAGGACGAAGCGATTCACGTCACGCAGACGGAAACCGATCTCAAGCTCGACACGAACCGCAAACATGTTGCGTTCCCACAGGTTCACCGGCTCGCCATCCAAGGTGATGGTGGACTGGTCGCTGATGCTCATGCTCAAGCCTTCGACGGTGCCGAACGTAGCCGAAGTGAACTCACCCGCGATGCCCACGACCTCCGGTACTGCCGGATTGGTACCGTCTGCATCCTTGCCGGGGATTCCAGCGCCCTTGGACACATAGACCGGGTTGCCGAGGATGGTGCTCACATCGGCACCGGTGGTACCGTTGAGGAACAGTGGGCGACCATTGTTGTCCGTGGACTGGCGCAGGATGGAGCGCCCATGCGGTGACAGCGCCCAGCCGGTGATCTCGCCATCATGGTCGGTCACGGAATCGTCGGCGGCATTCAGCTTCTTCCACACCTGACTACCAAGAGCGATCTTCGGGGCGTCGGTGAGCTGGTCGAACAGGTCGCCTGGCTTCGTGTCCGCGCCAAGCACTGTGCGGTCGATCTTCTTGGCGATAGCACCAGGCGCGCGCGCTACGACAGCATTGTAGAGAGACTGCTTGTCGCGGCGGAACTGGTTCGAGAACGGGATGATCACGGCAACCGTGTAGCCCGCCATGTCCTTCTTGTCGAACGTGACCTTGGACTTAGGCTTGACTGCGGTTTCAGCCACCCAGTCGGCCTCAAGGTCACCCTCGATGATCGGGATACGCAGCCCAGCTCCAGGGAGGGCGATGTTGGGTACCAACTGCAGAAGTGCGGACTGATAAGCAACGTCCTGCCAGATCTGCGCTTGTGTTTCTGGCGTCAGGTCGATTCCGGTGGTCTTCCGGCTGATGTCGATTGGCTCTGTTACGGCCATGTTTATTTCTCCTTAATAAGAAAACCCGGCCTAGAAGCCGAGCCTGTTGAGCGATTCAATGAAATCGGCCCCTTTGCCAAGAGGACGATGATGTTCAGGCTGGTCCCCGATACCGGGAATCTTCAGCCCAATAGGATGAATTTTGTCGGCATTGGCCTGAATTCGTTCGGCGTGGGCCTGAATCTCCTCCAATGTCGAGCCTTCAAGAACTTCAGCAGGAACGCCCGTATCTTTAGACACTTGCGTCTTCCATTCAGAAAGCTGCTTGGCCGTCTCGAAACCCTTGAGCTTCGATTCGGCTTCTTCGGCACGTTTCAATGCCGTCTGCAAATCCGTTTCGACGCTTTCGGCCTTCGAAGCCTTCTCCTTGAGTTCGTCATAATCCGAGAACTTGCCGCGCTCACGGGAGAGTCGCTTCTCGATGAGCTTGTTCACCTCATCCTGGGAGAAACTACGCTCCACCTCTGGCTGTTTATCCTCGTCCTGCTGTTCCACCGTGGTTTCAACGGTGTCTTCGGCGTTTTCAGGCATGCCGAAACCTCCATCCTTGTATGAATGTCACCCCAAAACGGTTGAGGCCACCGCCGCGGAACAAAGCCGCGTAAATTCTGAAAATCAGCCTTTCGGCTGCACGCCATCCGTGTAGCTGTCTGGGAACATGCGACGCATGTTCGCTGAAATTCCAACGAAAGGGCTATAATAAATGAAAACGGCCTTGGAAGATGCTGGAACATCAACCAAGACCTAACGAACACACCTGACTTGGAGGTGGCCGCTATGGTCAATAATACGTGTAAGTTCCCCGGTTGCATAAAACCAGTTTTGCAAAAAGGTTACTGCGGAAGCCATTATTGGCAGTGCGTGAGGAAACCAAAACTCCCATCCAAACTTTACTTATGCCCTTGGTGCAACGAACAGCGCACAGCTCAAGAAATGTATACAAAGGGCACCATAAAAGGCAAGGTGCCAAATGTTTGTGAGTCATGCCGTGAATCTCACCCAACTGAATCATGGTGCAGTTATCATCAATGTCCCCATAATGTTTCTGAATTCACTGTGCTCAAAGACAAAAAACGAAAAATCAAATACTCGCCGGTTTGCAAAAAGACCTATTCGATTCGTGAATGGGAATTATATGGATCGCAGGAAAAACAATGCGCTTCCTGCGGTCAACTTCTTTCTTCGCTCAATTTTCGAGGTGAAAGAAATTCTCATCCAGTTTGCATGGAATGTGAAAAACAGCACCAGAATCTAAGGTTTTGCATAGGCTGCAACGAATGGCTTCCTTTCTCGATGTTCAATCGAACTGGGAGAAGTGGAAAATTCCAAACCGTTCGGTGCAAACCATGCCGTAATGCCCACGATCATGGGATGACAGTAAGGGAAATTTGCGAACGGCAAGGTGTCAGCTCCCCACGATGCGCAGTATGCGGTTCAACCGAAAATCTCGAAGTTGACCACGACCACAAACACTGCAATGCTAATAAAGGATGCCGAATCTGCGTGAGGGGCTACCTCTGTCACGACTGCAACAGTTCCGAAGGGCTTCTGAAAACATCTGATCACGCTTTTGCGCTGGCTCTATACATGCTGAACAACAGCATCGCTTACGCCGCCAAGTTTTCTGATATTAGCGAGAATATCGTTAGTTGACGGATAGTCAGACACTGCCATTGCTCTGGCCTTCAGATATTTTTCATACATCGCATCTGGGTCATATCCTTCAATGTGATGTACGTCTTTATCCCACTCAGCTATGATTTGACAATCACAATCAGCGTGCCAATGGTTGAATTTTCCTGCGGTCTCTTCAGAATAATAGACAAATCCTCGACTTGATGTCATCAGGCAGAATGCGCAGGTCTTGGCTCCGGTGGGCACTCGGGCGAACCGTGGTTTGGACGGGTCGCTGCGAATGTTACGAGCTACTGTCTCGCGCCCCGAATACTGTATCCAACGGCTCAAAGCGCCCTCAAGGAACGCTGCCATGTCGTCGGCATTGCCGGTGAACAGGTCACCGGCCTTGTACCGTACTGTAGCCTGTATCGCAGCATCGGGGAAGGGATCAGCAGTCAACGGCGCATAGGCTCCATTGACCTGCGTGGCGCGTGTGCGCTCATACCATTCCGCAGCAGCCGAAGCCGCGATGTTCCCATACTTGCGAACCAGCGCTGGTATTTCATCCAGAAGCAGGTCACGCTGCCACGTCGGATCCATCCCTTGAATGGTCTGCCACAGGCTTTGCATCTCCCGCTGCGCCAGCCTTACCGACTGTTTCTGCGCCGCCGACAACTGATTGACCTGCGCTCTGGTTGTCATTAGTCGCCCCGATCAACTTGTCGAGAGTGGATGACGCCTCGGCCTGACGAATCCGGTTGAGTATCGTAGTAACATCCTGTTGGTCGAAACCGGCGTAACGCCAGCCGACCTCGGTCTGCGCGAACTCCGGCGACACGGAAGCGATCTTGCTGAACGAGTCGGCGCGCGCAGCGTCGGACACTTCGCGCGTAGGTGCCCAGACTGGTCGGATTGCGCTCAGCTCATCAGGAGTGGATTTCAGGTTGTCCCTGAGTCTTACGCCCATGATGACGGCTTCCTTCAAAGCCCTGCCGAACCGTTTGTTCTGCCTGTCCGCCTCACGGCTCAGTTTGCGTTCTGCAGCGGCCATGGCTTCGGCTGACGCGGGATTATCCATCGTCACACCAAGATCGCTCACCGGAATATTCGTCTCCGACGCGACCATGAGCGCAATCGTCTTCAACATGTCCGAATGCGGCTGCATCGACGCCTGGGTAACCTGATGAAGCGTAGGCGAATCACCGTCATCGTCCTTGCTGATCGCGTTGATCGCACTGATAAGACTCGACCATGTGTCAGCGCTGAACGCATCCTCACTCGCCCCGAGGAACCAGAGCTTCGGCACCGCGTAGAACTCGGCTGAAGCCTCCATGCGCACAATCGTGCGGAAACCGATATCGGTCAACGCCATCAACGGACGACTCACGCGGCTGCGCCCGAACGGACGGTTCAACTGCGCGTCATAGCTCAACGCGACCACTGGCGGACGGCCAAGCGGATTATAGTATGCGTCGGCCTGCCAAGGAAGAGTATGCCCATCGCACACATACACCTTGTCGTCAAGCCACACATTGAACGCCGTAATACTGCCATAACGGTCATCATCCGTAATCGTCAACGCGGCTTTGGTACGCTGCTGCTGACGATCCCATATCGCAGCAGACCAGTCAGCCGAACGCGGCATCAGAAACACACGACCATCATCACCGGTCGTCACGGTAAGAAACGAGCATGAATGCGTGTACGCGCTCGAAACCAAACCAGGAACCACAGTGTCAAGAGCATTGTCCTCAACAATGCGCGCCACATCAAACGAATCCGTCTCACCAGAAGTCGAAAAACCCTCGAACACACTCAAATCAGCAAGGGAGCGCACCGCCTTCGCAGGCCATCCGATCATCGCCTCCGACTTTGCCTTGATGGAATCGGGTATCGATATCCCAAAGTCCTTCAACGACTCGTGCGCGTCAACATATTTGGAACGAATCAAATTACGTGGATATTTATCCGACCAAACGGCCAAAAGCTGTTGAACCGTCACCATATCCGAATCAGGAATTCCTTTTATACGCGGAATATTCACAGACCCGACATTAAGAAACGGGGAACCATTCGCAGAGAACGGTGAACTCATGAAATCCATCAGATCATCACCTTCTGCTTTCGTCCAGGATGCCGTTTGCTCGTGAATGCGCCGTGCAGGGCGAGCGTGCACGCGACCAATGGGGATATGTCCACGTCACTGCCCTTCTTGTTCCAGCCGAACGCGCCGCCATTGCCTATCGGCCTGGTGACCGCGCCCTGTGTAGCCAACGCCAGCGGCATCTGCTTATCGTCCGGAAGATGCTTCAACGAACCTTGTGCGAGCATGTCCTGAAATCTCCCGCAGGCCTGCCCCATGTCGGTCGAATTAGTCACCGTCACGCGAATATGCCGTGATTGCAGTTCGGGCAGCAGCACCATCGCCGGAGACTGCCCATCCAATACGACGGCTGCGGTCTTCGGCCAGCGTTCCTTCAACCATTCGGCAGCCCATACGACGCCCTTGCTGCCCGGATCCTCAAAACGCACCAGTTCGATATGCGCGGTACCGTCCTCATACTTCATTGCGGCACCAATCGCCAAGGAACTACGGTCAGGCGACATATCGAGACCATAGGAGACGATTCCGCCATCTCTACGTTCATCAACCGCGCCATTCGCCCATTGTTCGACGTTTATCGCGCTCGTGAACGTGGCCTCGTCCCAGATGCCCAGCGCCTCGCGCCGGAACGAATCATCATCCAACTGCCGTTTCATGCGCAGCATCGAGGATTCCGGGGTGCGGCTCGGATACGATGGGTTCGCCTTCGCCCACGCCTTGCGGTCATCCGACTTCACATCACGGTCGGCCGAGAACTCCACATACACCATGTCGTCCTCGCCCGCCAGCGCCTGACGGCGAAGCTCCGTGAACTTCTCCCCCGGATCCGTAGGCTTTGGAGGCGTGCCCATGTACAACACCAGACCGATATGCAACGGCGAAGCATTCGCCGCGGGGATCATGTCCGACACGGTCTTCTCGGAGAGAATCTGCGCCTCGTCGAACACGATCACATCCACCGCATCGAAACCACGACCGAAACCCGACTCGCGAGCACCGAACATGATGCGCGAACCGTTGACGAAGATCACTTCGGGACGGCCCTGCGGCTCATGCACCACACGGACGAATGGGCGCATCGCCTTGCGCTGCGCCAGCCCCTTGAAGAACAGGAACGTCTGATATGCGGTGCTCGAACGATGAGCCGTCCACACCACCGTCAAATTCGGTATCAATGACGCCAGGATGAAGATCATCGTACCCACCGTGAACGTCTTGCCCGTCTGACGACAGATAGACATCACGATGCCGCCCACCGTCGCCGCAAACGAGCCATCCGCACGCTTCGCCAACATGAGGCGACCCAAGCCGTCCTGCCACCGGTCGTATATGATGCCGCACGCCCGAGCACGCTCGTCCACACGAGGCCACATCGTCGAGGTGATCCCGGACGGCTGGATCACATGCCGTGCGAGCGAGGAAAGACTATCGCGATGAGACGCAGGACGTGTGGAATCAGACCGGCTCCCACTCCGAGTCCGGGTTCGAGTCGCTGACACCACCGACATCACCCCCATCATCATCGGAGCCCTCGAGCCCTTCAAGCTCCTTCTTCACATCAAGCATTCGCTTGGTCAACGCCGCCAAATCCTTCGGCGACGTACCCGGATCAAACACCGCGACCTTCAACCGTTCCAACGTCCGATTCAGCAGCGACTCATACGATTCGCCGGTAACCATCGGAGCTCCGACGGGCTCATCGGGCACGGCTTTCTTCCTAGGCATCTGCACGAATCCCTTTCCATCCACGAAAGGGACAGCAGGTCATGCGCACGAACCGCGCACGCGAGTAGAACTCCACGCCTCCCCGCCTGTAACTACGAGCACCGGACCGTACGAACACATGCAGCCCATCACCGGAACGCGACACCTCCACGTACAGGACAGGCTCGGCGATCTCCCTGACGATCCGGTCGACATCGACCTTCAAACGACCCGAATCCGTGAAGCAATGATCGAAATCATAGACAGCCAGACCACCACCAAGCATGACGCCATAACCGTCGCCCACTGTCGAAGCGAGAGCCTCGGCGTACGAGACCCACGACCGTGGATTCGTGCTCGACGCATTCCTGCCGTCCAGCCGCAACGGCTTCTTGCCGTCCGCACGAACCCAGATCCGGGCATCCGTCATCACATTCGGCAAAGGATGCTTCACTCGGAGGCGGTACGCCTTCTGTCTGCACGCCCCGGAGCAGAAAAGCGGCGCGATCGCACGGCTCCCCGGCTGGAGCACATTATGGCAAATAAGACATCTCACACACTCAATAATAGCAAAACGTTACGGCAAACACCAATAATCACAACGAAAATGCTACGATCACAAATTCCCAGACTCCAAAAAGCCGAACACGCCAGCAAACCAGATAGCCCACCAACCCGACCGAAAACGGCGCGAAACCGCCACGTAGAGGCTGTCACAGGTCGATTCGGGCACCTCGGCAGCCCGCGGGAAAAACCGGTGTGTGAAAAAGGCTCTATGACCTGTGGGGAGCCTCGCCCGGGTGGGAGGGGGACCTCCCATGGGTCACCAGTCGGATGTCCGGAACGGGATCGAGGTTGGCTTGACGCTCTTTCCCTGCACTGCGTTGCGCGCCCATTCAAGACTTTTGTTGGATTTCAACTGGTTGCATCGTCTATGCGTTAAGACGCAGTTTTCGAACTTGAATGGCGAGCCGCCTCGTGATACTGGAATGATCTCGTCTACTTCGGCGCTCCATGGATTTGGTGTTCGCAGTGTCTTGTCTACGGGCTTGCCGCATATTGCGCATGTGTCGTAGGCTGCCAAGACTCGCGCTCGTATCTCCCTACGTCTCGCACCATTCGCGGTGCGGGGGTTGCGTTTGGGGGCCGTCATGCCTCTGGTGCTTGTTCGCTGATGTATTCCCATGCGCCTTTGGGATATGCGGCGATGGTGGTGAAGTGCTTGCCCCAGATGGTGAGAAGGCCTGTCTTTTTGTTGACTCGGTATCCTTTGGCTTCGGGCAGGAGGGTGGGGTCTCCGTTAGGTGGGGTTACTGCAAGCATTGCATCTCCTTGGGTATGGGAACTCGTGTGAATTGGGTGCAGACGCTGTCTCGTTGTAGGTTGAGTGCAGGCTTGCCGTCCGTATCGTATTGGATGACGTGACCGTAGAGAGCGTGCCCATCTGTGTAGATCGGGTCGTCCATGGTGAACAGGATTGGCGGTTGGTATGAGTTACTGACGTTTCGGACAAGTTCAACGTCAGTGGCATCCTCGCTGTCGACCAGTCGCATGGGTGCCAGTGTCTTGAATGGGATCATGCGCTCGCCTCCAAGTAATGTTGCCCTGCTCTCGTCTGCCGGGGCGCTGAATGTTGTGGCAAGGCAGGGCAAGTGTTAATCCTTTTCGAATGCGTCCATGAATGCTTGTGTGGCTCGTTGGAAACGGTGTTGCAGGCTGGTCTCATCCACGCACAGTTTGACTGAGTGGTATTGATGCCCGCCTTCGCTGGTGGGTTTGATGCGCACGGGCACTCTGACCCGGAAGCTGGTTAGCACTTCATCGTCAGCCCCTGGCGCGGTGATGGATAGTTCGATCTCGGTGTGCGGTGCCATCATCATGTGCCTCCAATGTGGATTGGCTAATCGTAATAGTCGTACTGAACTTGATTCTTTTCGGTCGGCTGTATGCCGTGTCGCATCTGATCAGCTTCGATTCTGCGGCGTCGGCGGCGACACTGTTTGGTGAACCAGGCATGCCCTTTCGTGTCTATGCACGCGTAACTGTGGTGATGCCCGCGATCTTTTGTTATTCGAAGTCGAAGCAGTCTGCGCCCATGCTGAAGAGTCCGACGGTGACGTATGGCGCTTGGGTCTTAGGTGATACCCAGCTGATGCGTCCGTTGCCGTCGCTGTTGATTTCCTCGAGTGGTGTGGTGTCGCATACGAAGGCGAATGGTGTGCCGTATGGCAGGACGGGTTCGAGGGCTGTGCGGATCTTCTCGCGGAAGGCTTCGGCTTCCTCTTCGCTCATCGTGTGCCTCCGTGTGAAGTATGGTGCCTGGTGGTGAAAGGTTGTAAAGGCCACCAGGCAAGAGTCAATGGTTATATGCTCGTTGCATGATTACTTTGTCTACCGTCATTCCAGTAATAGGTTCGCTTTATGTTGCCACCCACTGGTTAGTGAGCGCATGCTATGTCACGAGAAAAACGAAAGCTTATTGGCGGATCGGTGAAGAACTAGATAAAGAATTAGAGAAGAAGACATTTGACACAGAATCAGCGAAACAAACTTGGCAACGCGAGGAATTTGGGAAACGCTTGGAGAGAGAGGGGATCAAGGGAAAGTTAAGTCTAGGCGATCTTGATATCGCAATTATGCTTAAATCTTTTCCCGTTCCCAAGGCTCAGCAGGTTGATCAATGGATACTTATCGTCACTTCCGTCATTGGTGTCATTCTTATGGGATTCAATCTCTAATAAAAAGCAGGAATGCACATACGAAGGGCCCGGTGTTACCCGAGCCCCGCATATGAAAATAATCAACTTTAGCCAGTATGACGTTGACAGTAACGAGATGCAAATAACGTTGACAGTCATTTTTCTCTGGTGAGACAGCACCATACATCCCATACTCGGAACACCGGTTTACCGTCCGACATTCCCACCGGTTTCAACAGTCCTCGTCCTTTCCATTGGCTGATGGTCCAACGCTTGACGTCAATCCCGTTGGCCTTGAGCAGTCGGGCGACCGCCGCGGCGGTGCCTTGTGTCTTCTTGTTCTGCGCGAGGGCGCATCTCAGGAGGTGTTGTTCCTGAATATCCC